GGTTTAACAAGATTACTAATGTGTCAGGGCGGCAGTACGCATTCCCTGATGTTAAGCGCAACTCTCGTGGTGGTGTATCGCACTTCACCATGATTAAGAACTACCCAGTGCAGGGCTTTGCTACTGGTGATGTTGTTCCTGTTGTGCTAATTGAACTGGAGGAGCGGTTGAAGGGGCTACAATCTTGCTTAGTGAATACTGTTCACGACTCAACGGTTATAGACATTCATCCAGAGGAGAAGGAGACAGTATTAAGTATTATAGAAGACATGAATGAGGGCTTGACAGACTTAATTGAGAAAGCCTATAACGTAAAAATGAATGTGCCTCTATTATTAGAATCTAAAATCGGGCCGAATTGGCTTGACGTAAGAGATGTATGAGGTATAACTAAGACTCTTTTTGACTGTAGTAAAGGATATACAGATGAGTACAGAACTAGCAACAACAGGTTCATTAGACCCATTAGCAGAGCTGATTGGTGAACCTAAACAACAGACACAATCACGATCTTCTCTGGCTCGTGTTAGTGTGTTGAGTACAGCCATTAAAGGCGAGATTGAGCTTGGCGGTAAGAAGATCAAGACAGACGTTTTACCTGTTGGGTCTTTCAAGATCACACTTGGTGATGATGTCTTCTATGCAGAAAGCGTAGAGGTTCGTATAATCACGCATCGCTTTCAGTTTCAGCGGTGGAACACTTCCACTAGTGAGATGGAGAAGTCCGTTATGAGTCGTTCTACTTACAGCGACTTAAAGGATAGCACTGGTGGCTTTAACTTAGGCCGTCCCTCTGGTTACATTGAGGATTGGAACGCACTACCTGAAGCTACTAAGGAGATTATTCGCTCAGCTAAACGTGTGAAGATCTTCATGGGTACACTTACAGTTAAGGCTCCTCTTGATGATGCAGGACAACCTACCGCTGGTGAGTATGTTGATATTCCATTCGTTATGGATGTTAAAAATAACGATAGCCTCAAGAGCCTTGCAGCTACTGAAAAAGCTATTGAACGTAAGAACGTCAAAACTCACATGGCTAAGGTTATCCTTAGTGGTGCAGAGGGTTCAATTCCTACAGGTGCTACCTATGGCTACGTTACTTCTTCTGTAGGAGAGATTGTACAGGAGTCAGACGAAGACACTGCAGCTATGAGGAAAGTAGCTTCAGACTTCTTGGATTATGTCAGCTACTCAAATGGTAAGATCATGGATCTACACGTTGAGCGTTCCAATACAAGTATGAGCAAGGAAGATGCAGCACTTGTAGGTTCTATTATTGATGTAGAAGAGGCACCATACTAATGACTCATCCTGCAGAGATAGCTGTTTTCTCTTTCTTGCAGAAGGCTATGGCTGGTGAGACTACTATGACAGAGGAGGTGGCTAAACAAGTCGCCTCCGATGTTGAGGCTGCTTTGTACAAGCAATTCTCAGGTGGTCCTCGTGATGATTTTCGCTTACGGATGTCTAATATCGGTAGGCCTAAGTGTCAGCTATGGTTTGACAAGAATGACCCAGAAGACAAGACACCATTCCCTCCACACTTCCTGATGAACATGATCCTTGGCGATATAGTCGAGGCTGTGTTTAAGGGTATCCTACGTTCAGCAGGCATAGAGTTTGAGGATAACAAGCGTGTTACTCTCAAGTTACCTCATGGTCAGGAGATCAAGGGTGAGTATGATATGGAGATGGATGGACGCATTGACGATGTTAAGTCTGCCTCACCTTGGTCTTACGATAACAAGTTTGCATCCTTTGGTTCACTAGCCTACAAGGACGGCTTTGGCTACGTGGCACAGCTTGTGGGCTACGCAGAGGCCGCTGGAAAGGATGTAGGTGGCTGGTGGGTAGTCAACAAAGCAAATGGTCAATTCAAGTATGTAGACGCCTCTGAAGACGTAGACAAGGAAGCAGTATTGGCTGACATCCAGGCTACTGTAGATTACATCGACAACGATGAACCCTTTGAGCGTTGCTTTGAGCCAGTAGAGGAATCATTCTACCGTAAGAAGACAGGTAACTGGGTGCTACCTGATGACTGTAAGTTCTGTAGCTTTAAACATAAGTGTCATGACAACTTTGAGACACGCACAAGCATCCCTAGTAAATCTAAGAACCCACAACTTGTGGACTACACATTCATAGCAGAGGAATATCTGAATGCCTAAACTAACTATCAACGACACCGACTACTACACAGAAGACTTCAATGAGAATCAGACAAAGCTTTACAATGAGGTGATGCTTGCAACAGATCAGATGAAGCGCTTAGAAGTTCAATTCAAAGCACTAGAGGGTATGACTAATGTACTAGCATCTCAGATTGTAGAAGAAGGTAAAGATGCCGAAGACGAACCGGAGGCATAACTCTAAAACGTATCGCAGTGGCCTTGAAGTTGAGGCCGCTGCATACCTCAAGGATAGGCAGAAGATTGTAGCCTATGAAAAGCTAAAGATAGAGTGGGAGGATCTAAAGTATCGTACATACACACCAGACTTTGAGCTAGACAACGGCATAATAATTGAGCTGAAGGGGTTGTTTTCTGCTGCAGATAGACGTAAGCATATAGAGATACAGCGTCAGCATCCTACACTAGATATTCGTTTTGTATTTAGTAATGCTAATTCAAGGCTTTACAAAGGAGCTAAGAGTAGGTACTGCGATTGGTGCGATCAAAAGGGTTTCCTCTGGGCTAATCGTGTGATACCAGAAGAGTGGCTCAAAGAAAAAGGTAAGCGTATGAAAGAGCAGCGTGTAAAAGTTAAGAGGAGAGAGTAATGGCTTATGAGATTAAACCTGGTGACATCGCTATTGTACTATCTCCTGTCGTTGAGGACGGTGAGTGGACGGGCAGTATCAAGACTGGCATGGTCTTTGGTTCGGCTGGTTCAGAGGATGGCATGAGGGCTGCTCTTGATGAGGCACTCACTATGTCTGCTGCACAGAAGTTCTTAGAGCTTTACCCTGATGCTTGGGAAGACTTTGCAGATCTAAGGCAGGGCATTATTCAAGAGATGTTTCCCGATCAGTATGCAGAAGCAGAACAAGAGCAAGCAGAAGCTACAGCGTATGAAGTAGAGGATAATGTAGTTACACTTACACGCTGGTCTAAGACACAGGGAAGCGCATGAAGAAGTTTAGTGTTACTTTTGTTATGAAGGTTGATAAGAATAATAACATACTATCATCCTACGAAGACAGTCATGAGCAAGACATTCATGACTTGATTACAGATGTTATCTATGATGTAGATGATGTGGAGATTGAGAACTTAAACGTCAAGGAGAGACAATGATTACACAAGAAGATATAGATGCGTTTGCTGCTATGGCAGATATTAACACACAGGATTATTCCTACTGGGTAGAGGGTAAGATTGTAACAGAAGGTGAGACCCGCTTAGTGGAGAATACACTAGGCTTAGTAGGTGAAGCAGGCGAGGTGGCTGAGAAGATCAAGAAGCTACTGCGTGACAACACAAAGGTCTCATCTGATGACATTATCAAGGAGCTAGGTGACGTTGTGTTCTATGTTACAGCCCTTGCTAACTACTTTAACAGTGACCTCACAGAGGTACTACAAACTAATATGGATAAACTAAACAGCCGTGCAAGACGTGGCGTTATTAAAGGATCAGGTGACAACCGATGAGAAAGCCAACCGTATATTACGGAGGGTGGGAAGACTCACCGCTCTCCGTACATACAGAGATTTCAGACTTATTAACAGACTTTAAATCTAAGATGCCTGTGGAAGAAGAGGCTTTCTTTAGGTGTCCATCCTTTCTAAGTTGGGCTAAAAACAAGTTGGTAATTAAGTCTGCCTATGATTACTCTGTACAAAAGGACGCTATAAGCGAAGAGAGCAAAGTTTATGCACAGTGGCACAAAGGTGAGTTCATGTTCTTTTCTGACATGTCTGTGAAGATGACGATCTACCCGCCGTTTCTTGAGAGGACTAACATACAAGGGGTTGTAGGGGAATTTGATATAGGTAAATGGCTAAGGCCAACGGGACCAGCCTCTACTCTTATAGGAGGTGAGCTACATATAAAGGAAGGTCAACCTCTGATGTATGTTGGGTTTGATAAGCCCGTTAAATTAGTTAAGGTGATCTTTCCCAATGACGTAGAAAAGCTCTGTAAGGTATCGCTTAGTTATCCAAGGAAGGGTAGAGCTACTCCACTAGTAAAGCTGTACGACAAGTTTGCGAATAGTGGACTAAGGCGTGTGGTGTTAAACAAGATCAAGACGTATAATAGTATAAAATAAGGAACTAAAATGAGCAATCAACTACCAACCGACTATCAAGCATTCATTCACAAGTCACGCTACGCCAAGTACTTTGACGGCGAAGGCCGTGAGTCCTGGGGTAAGACAGTAAGCCGCTACATGGATAACGTAGTGCGCCGTGTGACAGGTGATAACTCTTACATCAACGACATTGAGCAGGCTATCTTAGGTCAAGAGATCATGCCTTCTATGAGAGCTATGATGACAGCTGGGCCAGCGCTTGATCGTGACAACACTGCAGGCTACAACTGTAGCTACCTACCCGTAGATGACCCTAAGTCCTTCGATGAGGCTATGTACATCCTCCTCTGCGGCACTGGTGTCGGGTTCAGTGTCGAGCGCCAGTTTATCAGCAAGCTCCCAGAAGTGCCTGAGCTGTTCGAGAGTGAGTCTATCGTTGTCGTTAAGGACAGTAAGGAAGGCTGGGCTAAGGGGTTCCGTCAAGTTCTTGCACTCCTGTGGGCTGGTGAGATTCCTAAGTGGGATGTCTCTCGTGTACGTCCTGCTGGTGCAAGACTTAAAACATTTGGCGGTAGAGCGTCAGGCCCAGCGCCACTCGTAGAACTATTTAACTTTGCTGTGTCTACCTTCAAGGCGGCACAAGGACGCAAGCTTAGCTCTATGGAATGTCATGACCTGATGTGCTTCATTGGTCAGATCGTTGTCGTAGGTGGTGTGAGACGTTCAGCTATGATCAGTCTGTCTAACCTGAGTGATGACCGTATGCGTCACGCTAAGTCAGGTCAGTGGTGGGAAACTGCTGGTCATCGTGCCTTGGCTAACAACTCTGTATCGTACACTGAGAAGCCAGACATGGAAACATTCATGCGTGAGTGGCTTGCCCTGGTTGAGTCTAAGTCAGGTGAGCGTGGTATCTTCAATCGTGAGGCATCCAAGAAGCAAGCAGCTAAGTTTGGGCGGCGTGATCCTAACCATGAGTTTGGTACAAACCCTTGTTCTGAAATCATTTTACGCCCATATCAGTTTTGCAACCTAACGGAGTGCGTAGTACGTGCGACTGATACCATTGAGGATCTTGAGCGTAAGGTTAAGCTGGCTACCATCTTAGGTACGATCCAGTCTACCATGATTAAGTTCCCATATCTGCGTAAGATCTGGCAGAACAACACAGCAGAAGAGCGCTTGCTTGGTGTGTCTATGACAGGCATCATGGACAACCCTCTTATGACAAACCAGAACAAAGGACTGGAGAAGACCCTTGAGCATTTACGATCCATTGCTGTGGCTACTAACGCTGAGTGGGCTGAGTTGCTTGGCATCCCTGCTTCTGCTAGTATCAGCTGCGTTAAACCTTCCGGTACGGTATCACAGCTGGTTGACTCTGCTTCTGGTATTCATGCTCGTCACAGCCCCTATTATATTCGCACTGTGCGTGGTGACAGCAAAGACCCTTTGACGCAGTTTATGATTGACCAAGGTATTCCTAATGAGCCTTGCGTCATGAAGCCTGACTCTACTGTAGTGTTTAGCTTCCCTGTTAAGTCTCCTGAGCAGGCTGTCAC